CATTGCTGGTAATCAAACATACTCAGTTAATATTACATCAATTTAATTAAGGAATAAGAAAATGAATAACGAACAATTTGAACAGTTAATGACATTAGGTAACAACGTAGTTGACTCTATGTTTGCTTTCGGTTTAACCTATGTATTAGTAGGTGCGGTAGTAAGCATTATTTCTATTATAGCTGCTGTCGGTAGGCGTTGAGCAAAGTGACAGAAGTATCACCATCAATGGTTAACCCTATACATGTAGTGCCTATGTTAGCACCACGTAAGACAGGACCAGTGGTGATACAACCAGGACAGTTGTACACAGTAGAGCGCAATGGTGTTGAATATAAGTTACAAGACTATATGACAGTACGCCCAGGTTCAGCACCATACGCATCAACTAAAGAACTATACAGTAAGAGGTTATGGATAGTATGACAGTCATACCACTAGACAAAGATAACCGTATGCTTCGTATAGGATTCGGTAAGAACAAAGGATCATGGTTCGCTAGAATAGACTTATGGTGTATAGGTATACGACTATGAAGATGCACGATAGATTCCTATTCCTTCTCATAACCATCTATGGTGTTATCGTACTAACTACGATGTACTACCATGAATCAGGCTTATTATAAACTAAACGAGGTATCAACATGCAACGATATAGAATTACTCCGCAATTTAAGAAGAGCGTAGTAGAAACAGAAGTCTACAGTAAGAAAGGCATTGATGGTAAGTATATCTATGCTGGTAAAGAACTAGGCTGGCGTACTGGTGAATTCATTATTACTGTACCCGAAACCGATGAAGAGATTACCCAATGGGTAGAGACTATGAATAATAATGGTTGTCATTGGACACGACCACAGGTAACACAAATGTTACTAGATGGTCTTAACCCTTTCCTACCATCGGAAGACGATACCTTTGTAGAGTTAGACGACTATGACTACGAAATGGAATCAACGTGGGACGGATGTTGGGAAGATTGGAACATTGAAGGTATCAACGATGATGCTAAGTGTGAACTACTCATTGAACAGATTACCGAAGGCTATAACGAATCGTATGAAGATTGGATGGAAGAGAATGATTGGGAGTTCGTATCACACACTACTGAGTTACATTGTAACCCATATATAGAAGAAATAGTAGAATGAATGCCTCATAAACTAACCGATGCGCAGAAAGAAGAAGATCGTAGAACGAGGATTCAACATCCTCATATGATTAAGTCTAAAGCGCATTGGGATTGGGAATCTGGTTATGGTGATATGCAAGTACCACCTACTGTAATACCTAACCCTAAATCTAATCATACAACAAAGATTGTAGTATGTACTATTATCATTGTCTTAGCGGCACTGTATGTATTACTTTAGGAGACTACTGTGAGTTTACTTATGTGGGATTGTTTAATAACATCGTAGTTAATCTATAAAAAAAATCGCAGCGACATTAGTCGCTAGTAATAATTATGCGCCGCTGTGTAAAACTTAAAGAATAATTATACAAGCGTTTTAAAAAAATTACAAAAAAAAAATAGCAGCGACTTTGTCGCTAATAGTTTCGCTGGCGAAACTATTTTGCTTTTCCCTTAGCGCACTAACAAGTCTGGCGACTCTATATAACACGATTGTTCTACTGACTTGAAGATAGATGCTTTTACAAACACGAGATCCACCTGTATAAGCATCATGCTTCTTCTGTAAATTGGTTCTATTACGTCCATTAGTGCCCAGTCATTCTCTCTCATCCAATTACATATGTTTAAAAACTTACCATCGTCTAATACACACTCAATCATGATCGCACTAGTATTTAATAATATATTAGTTGAACCTTTTAGTATCGCTATCTCGGGTCCATCTACATCTATTTTATAGAATGCGTTATTGAATAATGTGTTACTTAATATATCATCTAAGTGTAGGTCTTCTCCTAACTCTACAATATTAGAATGATCACTAAACTTAGGATCCTTGTCGTAATTATAATGTGGTAAATCTGGGAACACTGCATCTAAGAAGTAGGTAGGCTCACCAGTAACGTCACCACTGCCTATATCTATAATAGCGTCAAATTTAATACGTTCCCTCAACCATGTGAGTCGTTCAATAGGACATGGTCTGTCTTTAATCCAACTCATATGTTGCGTCCAGTTCTTGTTTTAAATGAATCAATGGTCAGTGATAAACCATCATGTCTAGATACGATGGGGTTCCATTGTAACATGTCTATTGCTTTGGTTATGTCAGGACATCGTCTAGATGGGTCGTCTGCGACACGAGACTCATATATTATATTGCTTGAACTATCAGATATTTCAATGATATCATTTACTAGTTCTAACAACGTCACCTCGTCAGGATTGCCTATGTTCACGGGAGTGGACACCTTGCTATTAGCCAGATATATTAATCCTAATACGGTATCACTAACGTAACAAAAACTTCTTGTTTGCAATCCATCTCCGTGAATGGTAATGTCATCTCCGCTTAATGCTTGGCATATAAAATTGCTTACTGCTCTTCCGTCATTGAATTCCATTGTGGGACCATATGTATTAAAAATTCGTGCGATACGTGTGTGAGCAGAACTTAGCATACACATAGTTTCTGCTACCCTCTTACCCTCATCGTAACATGCTCTGGGACCTAATGCATTTACATTGCCCCAATAACTTTCGCGCTGTGGGTGTTCAAGTGGGTCGCCATATGTTTCACTCGTGCTTGCTTGTATTAATATTGCGTCACTTGTTTCAGCCAACACAAGCATATTCCTGACACCGTTTATATTTGTATCTAATGTATATTGTGGGTCACGTTGATAATGCACAGGACTTGCTGGACATGCTAGATTATATATTTGATCGTAATCAGTATCCCACATGCGAGTCTGCTGTATGTCCCATTCAATAAAATGATAAGATGTATTATCTGCCCAACAATCTATATTATGTGGGTCACTAGTATAAAAGTTATCTACGCCATGTACTTCATGACCACCATCTAATAGTTGACGTGTTAATTCTATTCCTAGTAATCCAGCAGCGCCAGTTATTAATATTTTCATATATGCCATAATCCTAACTTTTTTAAACTTGCAATCTTTGCTGTATCGCCAAGATATTCTTTAGTGTTATCCCAATCTTCATATGCATACTTCCCAGTGATGTGAAATATACTCCACTCTGCTGTTTGATTAAAGTTATGTCCAGTAGGGTATTTATATGGTGACAATAGAGCGATACGAGTATCTTGTCTATGCTTTATGGTGGTATTGACAAATTTCTGACATGTACCATCTTGTCGGTATCCGTTGTCATATAGATAAGAAATGTTGCATATATCAATATTGGTTTGTGTATTGCGCATACCGAACAATCCAGTACCGCAATTATATTCATTGTGTGTCGGTAATGGATTTCCTAGCCACCCATATTGCTTTACGCTCTGACATATGATGTCGTTGTCTTCTAGTAATCTTTCTACATCATGAGTATAGTTTGTTTGTGTGACACAGTCTACATCAGTATAGAACCAATTCTTGCCAGCGTTCATTATCTGTTGTCCTATAATAAATTTGTATACGAACACATGGTGATCTTCTTTTAATACTAATACAGTTGGATTGATGTCTTTTATTGCTTCGTACATTTCGGTATCTAGTGCTACAAACAAGATAGGTATACCAAGTAACTTACAACTCTGTAGCCAGTTCAGTGTTAAAGACAGTACGCCTATATCTCCCATGCACCAGTATACGGTGTCGGTGTCTATGGTATTACAGTAATCATTTATTGACTGTGGCATTAGTATCTCCTTGGTAGAATGCTTGTATGCTTGGTGTGCTGACTGTGGTCATTTTTGACTGAATAGGTCCGAGTGATTCATCAATGCCGAATTGTTTATCTGCTTTGCTTTGTCTAACTAGAAGACTCACTATGTGTTCATAACTATCTAAGAATTTAGTATCGCCCGGTTGTACATCAATGGGTTCTCCATGTTGTATCCAATCGTCTACCACTTGTTCTAGACTATTTTCTCTATTGACTTGTCCGATAATATATCTATCGTTGCCGGGTCTGTCTAAGAATCCAGCTTCTCTGCATAGATACACGTGTCCGTATGCGTCTACGACTACATCTATTTGTGGGAATCCTTTAGGTAGCATCTGTGCATCTGTGATACAATGCATTGTTGGTGAGTCTATATCTTGTTGTAATGCATTAAGTGCGTATCCATAATCAATATGTAATTTATTCAGATGTGTACTAGTCCTGCGTTGTTCCACTATCTTGAATACTTCTTTTAATTTTTCTCTATTACCGAATGAATCTACTTCGTTTGGTTGTTGGAAATTTTCTCGCAGTGTTATGAAATCAATTTGATCATTTGCTTTTGAATTTACTTCTTCTATTAAATCTAATACTTTAAGTAGATCATTTTCAAATCCAGGGAGTATTATATAATTGAATCCAAATCTCAAAGTTTTATTATGCTTCTTTCTATATTTAAGAAAGTCAATGGTGTTTTGTTTTACACGAGTGAATCCCTGTGCATGTTTAGTTACATGGGTATATACTTCATTGTTACTTCCGTAAAGACTTATTCGCAATACTTCTAGATCCCAAATGCCTGGGTTGTTATCTAGATACTTTTCAGTTAACAAAAATCCATTGGTATATAGACTGAATTTGAATCCTCTATCGTATCCAGCTTTTATCAATTTCATTAAGTCTGGGTTCGTCAGTGTTTCTAGTCCTCCACTAAGATAGAATCTATAAGGGTCATTATTAGGTGCGGTCTGTAATAGATTAATCAGATCAGGGGTGGTTGCTCTTAGTTGTGGTTTTTTATATGATGCATTGGTGTCCATATTACGTCCACAAAAGTGACACCAGAACATACAACTCTGTCCTATGTGTAATCCTATTCTTAAAGGATATCCATATTCATTATTTAATACATTATTAATCGTACCGCTTTGTGATAATGGTATGATTGTGCTATTCCAATACTGTGTATTTCGTATATCACCGACAATACATTCTTGAATAAAACTTATTTGTTGTAGAACAATGTTTAATTGTATCAATTGTTGTGTATTAATATTAATTGTTTCACTGATATATTGCTGTGTTACGAATGGATTATGTTTATAGCAGTCAATAATACCAACAGTATATTTTAAATAATCTATTAGTGTGGTGTCATACCTACTCGTTACCAATCCAGCATCTATTAATGGTTTGCTAATATACAAACCGATGATATCTGTTATGTTATTAAGTTTATTAAATCTAACGATATCAAGATGTTGCTCTCTTAATGAAGTCACACCATTGATGATAAATTCGTCTACCCATCTATGGTCACTTGCTAGATTTATATTATCATTGTGTGACAAGAAATCCAATAACTGCTTGTCTAGGGTCGTAGTATCCATATTAAAATCATATGCGATACCATCTATTTTCATATGCCTATCTTCTAATACATTACGTTGAAGATCAACACTTATATGAGTTACACCAGACTGCATAGTATACCTAACACCATTTTCGGTTTGTGTGATATCAGTTAGTATATATTCATTACTAGACAGAAACTTACTTAGTATGATTAATATATGTGATCCCACGTCTTCAAAGACTGATATGGTTGGGTCACTTATATATAGTTCATTGTGTTTGATCGTATTGTTATTGCTATGCCAAACTATATCAATTATATTTGGAGTTGTGAGAAGTTCATTGATGCTATCACTGTATGCAAACTCGTACCCTACTTTCAATATGCAACCTTGATCATTTGCCAATTGTACTAATTCTTCATACTGTTCTAAGTTTTGTACAAACGGTTTTTCTATTAATACATTTTTTGAATTCAATAGTAACTGCTTAACAGTTTTATAATGATCGTCTGGTAAATTTGCGACCCAGACATAGTCACTGCTTATGTCATTTATACTTTTCACATTACACAATGCAGCGTTGTTCGTGTACATCTCTGTTTGTATATTGTTGTTGTGTGCGACTTGTTGTATTACTTTAGCCCAGCGCCCGCCACCTACTATCCCTAATTTCAAAATACGGCACTACATCTGCTACACAGATCAATGTCACATCGTTTACCAGCATCAAGTAGTTGTCGGTACTCGCTATACTTTTCATTGTACCATATATCAACAGCACTTGTGTTGTAGTCAATTTGACCAACGGGGTTACGTTTTCCAAAATCCCAAGGACAAAGATACATAGTTCCATCAATGAATACAAATGCTTCATCGGTTACTTTCTTACAAGATGCTTGTAGACTTTCAGTTTGTGTTTCCCACGGATGATCATATAGTTCGGTTATCTGAGCGCAGCCTGGTCTTATGTTATTCCAATAATTTATGAAATCTACTTGTTCTAATTCTGTCCCAGGCAAGTTTATCATTCGTACTTGTATATCAATGTTAGGATTATTTTTAATGAAGCGAGTAACGTTATCATATGTATTTTTGAATTTTATACCCCTTACTTCATTGAATGTTTTTTCAGTGAAACCATCTACACTGAATCTAACAATGTCAACATATGGTGCAATATTCAATTCCATCTTCGCGGTCATGGGTTCCCCGTTGCTATGTATTTCTACAATGGCAGTGGGATCTTGTTTAATGTATCTACATATTTCAGGCATACGAGTATCGACTAATGGTTCACCTAACCCAAATGGTCTATATGTAATACCTCTGTTTCTGGTGTCATTGATTATCTTGTAGATCAAATCTATGTCCATGTGTTCTTTTGGAACTAGGTGATTTGGGCAGAACCAACAAGTAGCATTACAGAATGTGGTTGTTTCTATTTGTATGTATTTGAACATAAAAGTTTCTCAAACTGTTCTATTGGCAAGGTAGTCAACCGAATAGCAGTCTCGCTAAAATCATTTGCTTTTCCATATAGTATATTACATGAATCTAAATTATTAATAATTTCATCAGTAGGTTCAAATACAATATGATTCAATGTAGGCTCACTGTATATTTTACAATGACTAAAATATTTATGGGCGTGGTGTATTCCTTCCATATTTCTACGAATGCTTTTTTCTACTATGTAATAATGTGTGTGCAAGTATTCAGCGAGTCGTAATGTTATCGCACTGACACTCATGATAGGTCTTATTTTAGTTATCTGTCTCATCGTATCTTCGTGACCGAATAATAAGCCAAGTCGTGCACCAGCCAATCCCCAACTCTTACTATAACTAAAACCTATTACACAATTTTTATATTCTATCAATGAAAAATAATCAGTGTCACAAAAATCCTTATATGTGTTATCTAGAAATATCATAGTCTCAGGGTTATTAATACATAGGTCTTCTATGAATTTTTTAGTAAACACTTTACCTGTAGGGTTATTAGGCGAACATATGTAAAAGACATCAGGACTATGCTCATGTAAGTTATCTAATATAGATTGCTCATCTTGATCACACTCTATAATGTTATCACATAGATCAATAGAGTTAGTTATACTTCCACGATATGTAGGTGCTATAGTGAGAAATGTACTAGACGATTCAAGCGTTGATTCAAATGCTAACCTAATTGCTTCATCACATCCAGCAGTTATTAAAATATTATCATGGCTACATTTGTAGTGATCTGCGAACATATCATAGTACCGTAAAAGATCCTCATAATACATCGCGCTAGTCAGGGGGATGAAATGTTTGATTGCTGTTTGTATGTGATCTTTTAATACATCATCATGGTTTTCATTTCTATCAAGGTTTACATACCCTTCTTCTATTTTTTCTACACGATCTAGTAGTCCGCTCCAGTGCGGGCGCTGTAGTTGCTGTATATTCTTTTTTATCATTTGGAATCCATTGTAGTATTTATTATAAGTATTCTATGTCCCGTGACGGTAGTTCCATCTGTCTTAACTAGTATACCAAAGTCATCACCAATCCAAGTATCACCATTGTCTAATATAGTAATTAACTTGGTGCTGATATCGTTATCATTGGTATGTGTAATCTCATTTTTATCATTGATAGTATAACCACACGGCTTGTCGTTTTTAAACTGTCCAGTTTGTGTATGGGAAGTGACTAAGCCATTGAGTTTACCATCAACATATTCACCAACTATATTAGCACTCTCTCCTAAACCAGTGAACTTATTTCGTAGCATTATCTTAGTTACTAACATCTGTTACCTCAAACATATTTAAATCACTGCCATTGAATGGGCTTTGGGTGTATACTCCAATTAGACTATTATATTGTTTAAATATATTTGCTGGTCTAACATCCCATACTCTCCAACCATCGTTAATCGCTAACTCTATCTGTGTCCAATCTACACTGAGTTCATCTTTGTCATCATTATTACAACCTATCTCTTCGGTAATTAATACACCATGTCCAGCGGTCAGTACTTCTTTGATAGTATCTAATTGACTCCATGCAGTAGTGGTGTGCATTGCATCATGTATTGCAAAATCAAAATCACCATGCGCTGTTACTATATCGTATATAGATTGTTTATCATAACAATCAGTGTTAAAGTAAAACTCAATTCCTGTTATCTGCGCTGCTATTTTTAAATCTCGTATCTGTTGCGCCTCTAATTCGGTGTCTGGTATACTGGTAGGACTCAATCTATCAACTGCTATAATGACAGCATCAGGAAATAATAGTCGTAAGTGAACTAAGTGATCACCTCGTCCTATCCCAAATTCAACTATAACGGGCACATGGTTTACAAACTGATGATGATGTGCTATCATCATATCATATACCATACAATAATTTCTATCTAGTCTACGTTCTGTGCTGCGAGTTTTTGGATTGGTTGTTGCAATCCCAGTGTATGTTGAATGCAATACTTCGTGACCAAATGCAAACACCCCACTATGTGACCAACCGTTATGATATTCAAGTCGTCCATTTCCGTGATAACGACCATTACGAAACCCACCCCAATATCGTTTAATCCAATCACCATAATAATATGTTGAACGCTCACCATTGTATTCATCATGCATGGTAGTTATAAGATTCTTTTCTTCGGTGGTGATGCCGCGATCATCTACTGTAATAGTTTCACCAACTGCGTTTATACTAACCCCATGTTCTGGATGCACACAACCATGCTCGTCTATACCAACACTGCTCGGATCTATTTCTATGTTATCTGATGTATACCAATTACCAATTTGTGGCTCTGCGTGCATACCATGTACACTACCTATGAATTTAACCCCATTGTGTACTGTCGTTAGTATTCCAAATCCATTAGGTTGATTGTTTGAGAATTGTCCTACATAACTTGCGCCACTAGCCCATGTATGTACGCCATTGCCATTTTTAATATTAGATGTGTATTGACCAACATATGTTTCGCCTTGAATCCAAGTCTTCACTGCTCTTCCACTAACTACATTATTATCAAAGTTACCAGCGCACTTACCTTGTAGGGTCACTTCGTAATAACCAAGACCATGTTCTTGATCTGCGTCATTGCGATGACCTGCATAGGTTCGCTGTGATGCATAATAATTACTATGTGTTTTCATTTAAATTTATTCCTAAGATAATCGTAGAATTGTTGTTCATAATATATATGATCATCTATTAATTGTGACTCGCTATCAGTTAATTCATTGTAATATTCTTGTTGATAAATTGTTAATTCATCACTGGTATTGTTGGAATGAACAGAATCTAGATTGACATTCAATCCACATCTAGTTACCAGTTGATCTACTTTAGTGACATAATCGTTATCCATGAACATCACGTGATCGATTGAAGACATTGTCTCTAGTGATTGGTGTAATAAATCTTGTTGCAATGAATCATCGCTACCTCTTCCAAAATCTATTCCGAGACTGCATTCATTACTGAAATGTTGGTATTGCCAATAAGTGGGAGTAGGTAATAATCTGTCTCTATTCATGAACCATGTGCTGAAATCTATGGTGGTTGTAATTTTGTTTATGTGTTCACACTCTAGTCTGTAGTAATTGTATGCACTAATTATTCTACTGCGTGGTTCGCGTAACACAGTAGCATACTCCACATCGAATGCCATTCCAGTACGTACTCCGTGTCCTAGAATCACACCGAACTTGTCTTGTGTTAGTTCATCTATTGGATGCACTTTTTGCTCATTACCATGATAATTTGTTACGAACTCATTAGTCACTCGTTGGTATATGAAATCACTGTTGTGCTTATAGCGATCAACAAGCGTGGTGCCTCCATTTTTAAATACGTGAAGGAATGCTAGTCGCATTATATAACTCCATATCGTATTTTACATCATCTAATACAAGTTGTTGGTTGGTAGTTGATAAGTCATTAAATTGTATCATCTCGCTTCCTTGAAATTTTAATGTATCACTTGTTACATTGGTACGATGTATATCTCTGATCTCATTAAACACAATACCATGTATATCACAAATACTTTCAAACTCTTGCACAATGTCATTATTTGTATTTATATAGTGTGTGATACGCTGCTGTGTATTTTGCTGAAACCATGTATAGTTACGTTGATCATTTGCACGCTTTATCTCAGTATAATTCTGGTATGCAACTTGATTGATGCTAGTTTTTTCTCCATCCCAGTGTAGTATCTGATTGCTGTACATGGTGTCGTACTCGTGTATATCATGTCTCCAATGTCCATTGCATTGATTTAAGAAGTCGATCATACTAGTGTAAGGCATTGGTCGCATCTGATCTTTGTTTATGAACCATGTATAGAAGTCCAACCCTACTTGGTTATTAGGGTTCATGTATGTTAATTGAGTGAGTGTAAAGTTATACTGACTCATAATACGTTCTACAGGATTTCTCAATGCTGTAACGTATACAACGGGTCGTACATCATCCCATTTATCAAATTTCGCAGTATGTCCAAATATCACATCATGATCGTTCACAGTCTCACGATCACATGCACAGAAGTTATCATTGTGCCAGTATCGTTCAATTAGAGTTGTCCCAGCGGTCTTGGGTATATGTAAGAATACTATCCTAGGCTTCATGGTCTTGATTTGCCCATTATGATGTCGGTAATGCAATAGCACGCATCTTTATTACATACAATTGCCTTCGTAGGCATTTCAAAGTTTTCTATATCGTCAATTCTACCAAGCCAATTTACATCAACACTGCCCTCTACTCTTTCTGGTAGACATGCGGCACGACTAATATATCCGCGTTCGTTGATAAACAATCCATCAATACCAGCCATGCATGTCCAACCACGGAAACTTATACGATCACTAGTGTAAAGGTTGTTAGCAGATAACGGAAACTCATCATAATACCTACCATCTACTGTCTTAAATGTTGCTGCTACATCTAGTGGCATAGGGTATTTTTCAAAGTCAGTGACGGTCGGTGCATGAAATCGTATAGTAGAATCAGTGTCTATGTATTCCTGTTGTGGTATTGTATAGATGTGCTTGTGTTCGTTATCGGTCAACCACTCGTCAACCACTGGAACTTTCTCTACATGTAGACACTGTGGAGTTTTGTTTTGCTTTATACCTTCAAAGAACTCAATACACTTTTCAAAGTACTGCTGTCTTGTGTGCATCATAACCCTGACACCAAGCATTGTATAGGGCCATAATGTTTCTACTACATTCAAGCAATGTTTTACATTACTCTTCTCGCTGTGGAAACTAAAACTTACCCAGCGATACATGTGTCTTGTACGTTCCCAAAACTTAATGTTCTTACTGCCGTTGGTGGTTAGACCTATCGCTACATCTTGTTCATATAACCATATAACCAAATCCTCAAACAGATCAAGTGCAGTGGGTTCGCCACCAGTGAAACTAATAACCAATTGTTCATCTGGATCTAAACTTTTCTTAATCTTCGTAACAGTATCTTTGTAATGTTGCAAGTCAAAGTCAGGACTGCTACCAGCATAGTTGTATGGATGACAATACTCACAACTAAAGTTGCACGTGTTTGTTAAATTCCAATTGATGTGAAAGTATTTGTTATAGTGTTGATATATTTCAATCAATCGTGTGTTTTTGCTATTTGACAACATAGTTTGTAATACCTGCAATTTTTCTATTTATTAAAGATTTGTCACAATGCCAACGACCAATCTTTAGATACCCATAATTAAAATCAGATGCATTGATGTTCCATTTACTAAACTGCCTTGGCTGTTTCATTTCTTTCAATGATTGACTGTGTTGATAGGTGATGTCTTCGCAATACAATGTTATAGCATTATCGTAATATGTCATGGACGTTGCTATATTCGTTTCAAACGTATCATCTTCTTCAAGACTATAATAGTCGAGATTTTCGCCAAGTGTAAATCCCAATGTAGGATCAGACAATATAATATCTCCATAGCATAAGTCTAGATTAAATCTAGATTGATGATCTTCTGATAATAGTCTGAAATCACTTTCAAATTGTAAATCAAAACTGTGATTACACAAGTAACGCTCGTTAAGTCGTTTTACATATGAAAGAGCATCCGCAAACAAACGAGCGTCTAAGTTACCTTGTTGTATTAGATATTGATACTGTATGAACAAATGTATATGTAAATTTTGTATTTGCGTTCTATCATGTACATCAACGAGGTTGTGTTGAAAATTTACCGAGTCATTAATCAAAGGACTAGCAACAAACCCGTATACGTCAAAATATGTTGCGCTAGACTCTGGCCACTGTCTACTGCGTATCGCATTCAATAAACGATCTAGTTCGACTTGTTGTGCATCTTTGTCAATAGTTAGTGTATTGTTTTTTAACGATGGATACGTACTTACATCAATGTTAAGATCAATATCAATATCAAGAATCACTTCTGTAGTCTGACCATAATCTAGTTCAACTTCAAGTTTTGTTAATCCCATACGTTACTTTACCGCATCCTTAATTATCTTCATCTCTGGTATGATTGCGTATGTGTCTTCTCCCCGTATTTCATCTAATTGCTCTGTTATCTTAACAAATTTCTTAGCACCTTCTTTATCCCACGGCTTTTCCAATTCACTTAATATATGATTCATGATACCTTGAATACTTGTGTTATGCTCTTTTCCGTAATCCACAATCCATTCTTTTAGATGATCTATAATGATTTGTCTCTGTTTATCAGGCCATATACTTACATGGTAATGTTCAGGAGTTTCCAATAAATTAATAAACCAGTTATTGTGCTTAATGTACTCATACTTTTTGATTGCACCAAGTGCGATTAACTCTTCCACTATCTCTGGGATTCTGAAAACATTCCATGCTCCAATCGTCAATCCAGGTCGCATTATGATATTAGGATACTGTGCTACTTCTTTTATATTTTTCGCAACAGTCTCCCATACAGTACCAGCGCGAATCAATTCTCCTCGCTCACCTATCTCGTCAATACTAGGCCACACTTCTATCATTCCAAATTCCCATTGCTGCCAATAGTCTAGAACTTTCTTCTTTTTGTATCCCAATATACTCATGTTAGTATTGTACTGTATCTTGACATCAAATCGCTTTTTTTCAACAAGCATATCTAGTATTTCCCAGTGTTCAGGCATCATCAATGGTTCGCCACCAGCGAAATAAATACTTTCAACTTTATCAACACTCGACTTTAAGAAGTCTACATTTGTTGTTTTTTCAGTCTGCTTGATGAATGAAACTTTTTCTTGTTCGGTAATCCAATTCAACTTCTTAGCATCAGGGACCCAAGCACTGCTGTATCTAGGACCGCAACTGCGACATTTAAAATTACATAAATTACTAAAACGAAAATCCCAATACCTAAGATCCATGGTTGTACACGCGCCATCTTCTTCGGTGATTGTTGGTATCAATTCTAATACCTGTGGGAAATTTTTATTGTGATGTGTGCGACCACTTGTTCCCGCTACCTTTTCTCTATCAAAGCATTTATTGCAGATCGCAGGTTCTTTACCATCTATCATTTCTTTTCGTAGCGTTTTCATGTTGTTGCTATTCCAAATTTCTTCAATGGAATCTTCATTCAAATCACCAGCGAAATAATCATGTGCACTGGTCAAACAACAAGGTACAACTTTTCCATTTGGTTCAAAATTCAAATGCATCCACGGCACTGCACATATGGTGTCACTTACCATCACTTCTTCTACGACTTGTTCTTTTTTAATTTCATCCACTTGTTTATTCATTATACCGCCATTGGTGCTTTGATGAAAGGCATTGGATAGTAATTTGCCAATTGATAATCTTCTACAGAAGATGCTAACACATCAGATAACGATGTGAATTGCTTACTGATATTTAGTGTTGGTAACTCCATTGGTGGGCGCTTCAATTGCTCTTGTACTTGTGTGGTATGGTTCTGATAGATATGAGCATCACCAATCGTATGCACAAACGTACCTACTTCCAAGTCGCAAATATTTGCTATGATGTGAACCAACAACGAATAACTTGCAATATTGAATGGTACACCAAGAAACATATCAGCACTACGCTGATACATCTGGCAACTTAATTTTCCATTCATCACATAGAATTGAAACATTGTATGACATGGCGGCAACGCCATTTTATCAATCAATGGTGGGTTCCATGCGCTTACTATGATACGTCTACTATCGGGATTAGTCTTGATCTCGTTGATCGCCCATTCAATCTGGTTGACCCCACCAAAATCTACCCACTGCTTACCATACACAGGTCCAAGTTCTTTGACTTCATCTGTATTGGTGTATCCTAATGCAGCACCTTGATTGTCTGCATTAGCCGTCCATATAGTTTTATTTTTGATATCACGAGTACCATGAAGTATATACGACAATCTTCTCTCGTCTGTGCTACCTTCAAGGAACCAAAGTAGTTCACTTACTACTGCGTTCCATGCTAATCTTTTTGTAGTGACTGCTGGGAAACCATCTTGTAGATTGTATCTTGACTGATGACCGAATAAACTACGAGTACCAGTTCCAGTACGATCAGTTCTATCTTCGCCATGCTCTGTCACGTCACTCAACGATTGTAAATATTGTTTCATTAAATCTTCACCCATTTCTCTATTGTTAGTGTATCGTGATCTACATTAGTACATCTGAACAATTTTTTAATCGATTGCTCTGGTAAAAATGTATCACATGCATATACCTCGTCAATACGACTAATCCATATTTCATCTATGAAGGGTATCATTGTTTCTAACAGTTGTGCACCACCTATCAGCCAAATATCCTCTAAATTATCGTATTGTGACAATTCTTCAAAAGTATTTCCAATATGTGTTAATGTATCAATACTCATTATAGCACAGTTATAGTATGTGTCAACATTTAAAGTTCTTGATATTATAATATTCTGTCGATCAGGCAATGGCTTGAAGGGCAATGAATCCCACGTCTTTCTTCCCATGATCACAGTAGAATCTATAGTACATTCTTTAAACCATTTAAGATCATCTGAGTTATGAGGCCATGGCATTGTACCATCTTTGCCAATGCCCCAATTGGCATCTGCTGCTAGTATTGCTTTCATTATATATTACTCCAGTGTGTCAATTACTTGATCTTCTCTTACTTGCGCACCTAATCTACTAGGATTAATCTGCACTGTCTTAAAGAACTTTGAACCATTTGCATCTAAGTCAGCGATTTCTAATTGCAATTCTCGCTGTAACTCAATGCCTAGTCTAATTGTTTCATCTTTTAATTTACCTAGATCCCACTTACCACCTGTACGAATACATAACTGATCACCACCTTCAAACTGTGGGAAAATCTCAGTATTGAAATAATTAGTCAACCAATCAAAGTCACGTACATTTTTCCAATCCCAATCTTTCCTGAGTACGTTAGTCATATGACAACCTAATCGTGCACCATAAACTGCCCACAATCCATTCAGTGAGTCTTCGCCAACCGACATCCATGTAAGTAATCGTTGATAGTTTTTCTTATGTACTACCTCTTTCAACTTTGACGGATCTACAATGTCACCATCAACTAGTCCCATCTTAACACCTTCTCGAAACCCTGCACGCCATGCTTGAAGCGGACTTGCATTGTTCATTACATTACAATATACATTATTCATTTGCACATAATTGATGTTCCAACAGAAGTCTACTTGTGCACGCTTATCACCTTCTGGTGCTAATTCATGTGTGCGCATATTTTCTACAACTGTCTTAGGCCAACACTTGATTCCACCGTTACCATAAATCAGGCCATTTATTTCGTTCTTACCAGCCCAACTAACAACATCAGAGTCACCTATATTATCCATATCTAATTCTACATTGAAGAATGATGGGTCTACAATATTGTCAGCATCTATAGTGACGAATCTTGAAGTCTCGGATAATGCTGCTGCTGCTTTGTGCGCTGCGTCACTTCCCCACACACCATGACTGCGTTTAGCCCAAGGGGCTTTATCTAGTAGGTCTGCAAAGTTTTCGTCTGCATTTGGTTCATCATAACTTATGTAAATAATATCAAAATCGTTCACGCTTACCATATTAGTCATTAATATCTCCTTGTAAAATTAACTGCTATCTGTTTGTTCTTAAAAATGAATAATGGATTTAATGGTATATTAAAATCTACATCAATACTTATGTCATCTTCGTTTATTATATCGTGTGCTGGTATTTCAAATGCACCCACAAAGTTATCTATTTCACCATCACATACTAAAAATTGTAATGTAGAGTCAATAACTCTATGTGTTTTTATATCTAATAAGTACTCTTGGTTTTTATCTATGTTACTATGTATATTAATTGTATTACTGTTTGTGGAAATATGCAGATGAGCATTTCTGTCACTGGTAATAGCGTACTGCAATAATGTATACTTGTTCTCATCCAGTCTTGTTGGTATGTATCTTTCAAATATTTCAAGACTATAATTTTTAAATATCTGTCTTGTGAATAATGATACATCATCCCAATCTAATAGTAATCTAAATTGAGCAGACTTTCGTCTGAACAATAATAATGGATCAACTTCTATAGATTGCATAAGATAATCAGGATCATTCTTCTTTGTGAAATATAAATTCAGTAATGTATTTTCTTTATTTGCGATCTCATTAATAGCCGTTAAGTTCATTGACTTCTTTATGTTTTCAATATTAACTGATACTTCAACTATATGTTCATTCTTGTATACACGAATAAACACGTCAGCGTCAGTTGCAGGTTGTTCTTTTATGTTAAATAAGAAATTTGAATTAACATGATTAATTGATACCACGTCTGTCTTTAGATCAATGTCCCATATTTCATTTTCTACATCCCATACAACGCTACAAGCCTTTAAGGCGAGTGTACCTTTTATCAATTTACGACACAATGCATTCTGCGTAGTGGTGATAGAATGTTTCTTATTTTTAGATGTGATTATACTAGATGATAACCCTAGTATTTTACCATTATCTGCGTGGTATTTAACCCACCAAGTTGGCTTGTATTGTGTATTGCTTTCGGTGTTCGTCATATATCTCGTCTGTTATGAATGTTTTATCTTTGTAAACAATAGTATTATTGATTGCATAATTTTGTATCTTCAACTTTGTGTCTGTACTTGTCCATACATTAATATAGTCTGACCAATTCTTTTCTATTCTATCATTATCTTTTAAATATTTAGTAATAGAATTCATGTCGATTATCTCTAAGATAGTGTCATGATGTGGCGTTACTTCTTGGTAGATATCAAGATGTGAAATAATAAATGCATGCATTAAATTTGAGTCATATTCAGTTGGTATGTATTGAAACTCTATAAATTCCTTCAATGCAACTGTCCATTGTTGCATATAAAATTTTGATAATAAAACGAATTGCTTTGTGATTTCAGAATCTTTTTTAAAATAAAACAAGTCAGAAGATAAATTTTTTATATTATATGTATCATACCAATCTGGCACAGCATCATACATAACAGTCCTGAAGTTCATTGTTCTAATACTATAACACATTTCATAATTAGAAAGATACTCCCATAACTCATCGTGCTTTTCTTTTACAAGAGAGTAACAATCAATCGCGATAGTATCATCATATGGCGTTACGTAGTTTAATTGCCAGTCATTTGCACGAATATCTTCTACAGCATCAAATGGTAATTCAATAATATTATCAAATGGTTCTTCATACTTATCTAATAAATTATTCAGTGAATTTATTACCATACTCACACTTGCATGTGGATTCTGAATTTTTATACTATACGCACAAGCAGATGCGGCTTTTTGTTCTTGTGCATTGAATGCTAATATTACATATCCGTTACTCATACAATAATCCCAGTAATCTATCACCAAATCTTTCTAATGATCGTTTGTTCATGACATGAACATCATTATTGCTATGTCTTACTGCAATATTATTCCAATTTTCAACTGTGTCATTCGCCAAACATATCCATTCATTTAAGTTTTTTACTTCTATAATATCATCATACTGCGACATGTTTTGCATAGGTAGTCCACAGAAGTCATGTACTATATTGCCAGAGATCATACCATTCATAATATGAATTGCAATACTTGTGCAATAATCCGTTCTGAATAACTTGCCAGGGAAGTTATAAAGATATTGGTAGAACTCATAATTATCTGCGACATGTTCCCAACTATCAAAAAATATTTTACTTTCTTCTGATCTATCAAAGTAGACTACAGTAGACCACCACATGGGTATTCCAACATCATATAAGTATTGTTCAAATAAATGGGGCTTATCATTACGTAGATTTATTGCATTGCTATACATTGCAACTCCTTCGTAATTGAATGCCATATTTAGAAAATCAGTCTTGAGTATATAATCGATATCAAGTAAAATAGTTTTGTCAAAGGGGGAGTATTCGAAAACTTTATGCTTATTGCTATTGTTGAATTGAGCGTGGAATGCTGTCCAAGGACTATCATTATGTGTCCTCATATTTTTCTTCATGTCATCATCAGTCAATACAATATGATCAAAGCATGAATCTATGATATGTTTAGGTTGTGATTCTTTTAACCAAGACATTGATCCAGCGTCTGTTATTAAGCATACAGGCTTACCTAATTGTCGCTTTGCATATGATGCAGCAATAGTGGCTAACTTAACGTAATCTATCTGATCATTGTTGTAAGCGAAAAAACAAATTCCTTCTGTCATTAATCTTCCATCAATTTATTAAGGTTACGAAGTTTTTTAATTTTATTAAATTCTACTTCGTATACAAGCATAGCATCGGTATATGCAGTTTCCAATTTGGTTTTGAATGCAATTAGATCATTCACTCTGATAGGATTTTCTTTTGTATCTAAAAATACCGCAGTAGATCCTGATTGTGAAAGACTACCTACAAAATTGATAGTAGTAGGATCGGCAACGAATACGCCATTGTCATGATGCACCAATAGCATTTGGTTTAATCGGTTCTTTAGGTTTTTCTTTTGATTTGATATTGTGAGTGAATAATTAGAAAAGTCTAATGCTTTCTTCAAACGTTCATCCATTATAGTATAACTCCTTATTAGTTAAAGTTATTTATATTATACTATATTGTCTAGGATGTGTCAACTGTTATTTCTAGACAGCATCATGCCATGATTGGGGGATTGTAATTGTTGGTAATTGTCTTCCAATAAATTTATAAACATGTGTGTCTTGAGTGTCAACTGCGGTAAATGGTGCGCCATTACTACCAGCGTCTATATATGCTTGCGTAGGTGTAGTATTCTGATTTACATATCCATAGTCAGCTCGCAATTCTGTGTTAATTATTCCTGATGTAACATCATCGGTTAATGTTACTTTAATGTAAACATTAAATGTGCCACCAATTACCAATTCTTCTGCTCTCAAAAATACCTTAATATTTCTGTTAGCATATGCGCTACCATAATAATCTCCTGCTGATACATATCCAGTGACAGTATACAACTGTTTATATGAACCATCTGGGTTAATACCATAGAATCCGCCTGGGAAGGTATATGTGTTTTGACCACTATTTATAATATCAAGTGCTGATATTCTAATCTCGCCGGTATTTGTAAATATATCATTCCAACTTCTAGCATCTCCATTAGCACCATCTTGCTCTAAGTTGATAGACAATTTGCCACCAGAGTTGAAAAAATATCTTGCTTCATCATAATTGGTGAATGATACTTTTGCTTCTGAACTAATATTAGTTTCCCATGTGGGTGTGGCAATGTCAGATGACATGGCGGTGAGTATTGTATCAATATCAGCATCAACATCGTTAGAGTTAAATCTATTCGCAAGTAAACTCATATTTGTAATTTTATTTTCGATTGTTTCAGTAATGATACTAGCATTAATTATGTAAGTACTAAAATGTGAAATCAATGCAGATTCATCATCGTAATGATACAGTCCAGCATTCATCTGTGCTAACAGTCGATTGACATGACCAGATTCTATTATGGTATCAGGTGCTACGGTTGGTTCAGCACTTGCTTGTCCCCAGCCATATGAATGCTCTTCGAAATTAGTTGTGATATCTGCAAATATTGCAGAAGTCGCGTTGTCGCCCCATAATTTATTATATGAAGTTACCAGTTCATTAAATTGAACTGCTGTGATCAAATCGCCAGTTGCAATAGGTGGCATTGTTACTTAGACCCTACAACTACTTCTACTAAGCCTATGCCTTCTGTAGTCTTATTTTCCAATGCTCTTCCAACAATACTATACCAATTAACATTGCTCAATTCATCGTCAGTAGGCACACGAGCAACGCCTGGTACTTCACTTGCTAAGATACGGTCGCCTTTTTTAACTTGACCTATAACCTTACAAGGAACACGACCTGCTAGTGCTACCGCAACTGTGGTTCCTTCACACATACTATTCATTAAATATGCTGGATCAGTAGATACTATACCAAATACATTTGAACAGAATAATTCAGTTGTTTGTGTAACTTCTGCTTCACCACCGATTTTAACAACAGTACCGGGTTCATATGAAGCATCGCTTGTGTATAACTCAGCCAAGTCAGCATATTGTGCTGTTGTTGCTGTACCATGAAACTTATAACCAGTACCACTATTCATTGTGATACCTTTGTTTATGGATGGGAATGCAGTAACTAATGCTTCAGTCCCTTTCACAACAAAATCTTCATCTGCACTAACAACAGAAACTGCGGTTGCATCATCGTACATTACCGTGACTATATGAGTATTATCACCAATATCTAATACAGATTCAACTCTTGTAGTTGAACCAGTCATCAGCGACCATGCTGTACCATCAAATTTATAGAATCTATCTTCTGCTGTATTATAAAATAATTGACCTGCTATTGATTTAGATTCTAGTGGTTTATTTTCATCCGCAAAATTTTCCATTAAGTGTACTAAATTTGCTGCCATCTGTTCACCATAACCGTAATAGTTTTTTCCTATTAATCGCAGGTGCGTGTCATCATTTACAGTGCCATCATTTACTTGTATTCTATTTGTCTTACTAAAGTTGTTTACTGGATATGCCATGATTAAGCCCCTGCCGTTATGCGAATTGTGTATATTACTTCTAACTTTCTATTTGCTGATTTCTCAATTGGATGGAATATCAAATGTGTTAAAAACTTACCAGATGCAGTCTTTAAACCAATTTCATCAAACACATATGGACTAGTTGATGTTGTAGGTGTTCCGTAATTATCAACTGCATTTTGATCACCATTTGGACCACCATCAAGTGGTTCTGCATAATCCAATGTTGCGGTTACAACCGTATCACTATATACTTGTCCAGGATGTGTAACCAAATCGACTTGATTTGTGGGGTCGGCTACTACGGGTTGTACATTTTTAGCATAAGTTTCTGCATACATTACACTATTTACATTTCCAACATTTGGTGATTTGTAAGATACATTACCACTTCCGTCTATAACTGTTCCACCATTTCCTAGTGCCAACGTTGCGATATTGAAAGCACCCAATAAATCATCTTCTTTCTTTGCTAATAAACTTGCCAATGCAATTGACATATTATAAAAGTTAATCGCGTTGTGCTTGTTCAATAATACTTCGCCTGTATCAATGTCTCTAATCAGAACGTGTCCGTCCATTCCTAACATTGAGTTGTCATCAACAATTTGTTTCATTAAAATTCTCCGTTACTGTATTTAGCATAATTAACTTACGCCCTTTTCGCTTGCTTGTAGTTCTTGTGATGCACTATTCTCGACAGTAACATCTAGTATACTCTTTCCAGAACTGAAATCAAATTGTGGCACAGTTCTATATTGTCCATTGACTACATAAGTCTTCAATGATTTGAATATGCTCAACTCTTCGTCAGTTACATCTATAATTACTGTAGTAGCACTATGCTTTCTATTTATAGTTCCAAACATAGCGCGTGTGATATTATTTAAGGTGTCACCATTAACTTGAGTGTATTGAATAATTTCACCATCTATATATGCAAAACCACCTAGCGTGTTAAATTTAACACCATGACCAGTTGCAAGTGTGATAATAGTATCAGTGTATTCCATATCAGTAGTAATAGTAGATTCACGATCTTCTCTTAAACTAAATGCTGATGTGTTCAACCAATTATCTTGTATATACGCATAAGTACGTGTATCTGCATCAACCACACTACCTGCTGTATTTGTCACAACTTTAAAAGATACTAGTTCATTATATGTTCGATTTATGTTAGAACGACGATACTCATTATGTACGTTATTTAAATTAGTAGGACTAATGAATTCAATACTTTCTATCACATCAGTTAGTACATCGGTGAAACCACCACTATCAATTATATCAGTAGGTGTCTCATTAAAACCAGAAGTAATAATCGGATTTTCATAATCATACTGATTATGATCTAACAAATTATTAGTTCCAATTGTGATTTTCATAGTTCTGCTAAGTTCTTCCATTTTAGCAGAAAACTTATCGTTCACGTGGTATGATTCTAGAACACTCTTAATTTTTGTGTGATATGGCTTAACAGTATTTATATAACCAGAAATTTCATTAAGTATTGAACGATTGTATTTTGTAGGCTTTGCTGAGCCAGTTTCTACCTCTGTAATGATATTAAGATGAACATATGTCGTCTTATAAACCCAATCAACTTGGTCATGCTCTGATACAGCATATTTTACTAAAGCAAAAAATAGTTTATTAAAGTTTTTAATATGCTCATCTATAAACAAATCATAGCGACAAGCATATATTACATACTGCATGTATGCCGCAGGACTAGTATCCCAATTTTCACCATCCCAACCACATGCTGGATTATCCCATCCATTAGACAAATTCTTATTATATAAAAAGTCGTTAAATTCTATTGTTGCATTTTTCTTTTCAACAAGAATCCATTCGTTTGACGTAGTATTCCATTCGAATATTTCACTTTTGTCTAATTGAGTTATACTACCTTCAATATTAAACAATACAATTGTATGTACCTCGTTATCAACTTGTGCAAGTTCTTCATAAGATGATACTTCAATAGTAGGCAGATTTCCTTCTGTCCGGTCTACATGTACAAAGTCTGTAAAATCCCAAAGAATATTCATATCCAAGTTGGTCGTATCTATAACTGAACCAATAGTTCTATCCCAAATACCATCCAATTCTTGTACCAGATTTTGTCTTTTTAATAATGCATTGATAGTGTAGATTGCTTCTCTACGAGCATTCCATGCATCCTTAAACCAACCCTGTGAGTATATCTTATTATCAAATTTCAATTCACGATCATCGCCATAACGATTATATTCATGTAAACTCTCAGATGGTAGTTCCTGTCCAACTGTTGATTCATTTGCTGGTAGTGTACCTGTAAAGTATGCTGTTTCAATTACTTGTTCACTCAAGTTATCGCGTAAGCCAGTATACCAATAATCTGGGATAAGGTCAATGTTTTCTTTGATCGCTGTCCAGTTGCTATGTGCTGATTCACTATGAGTAGCATCTATGGTGTCAGATTTCATATTAATTTGTAATACGCTACTTGTATCATTGACAATATATTTTACGTTGTTAACAATCATTGCATCGCTGTCTATCGCGGCACACCACATGATACCATTATCTGTTGGATTAGATATGATACTTGCAATCTGTTTCACCGATAATAAGCGATTGTCTTCTGTATTTGTTTTGTTCTTAACCCAGAAATAATATACTACATCGTATTTTTTAAGTTTATCATTCCATTCATCCAATGTAACATAGTAATATAAATTTTCATTGATTGATTTGTCGAACACACTATATACTTCACCAGTTGCTACTAAGCCATATTGCTCTGTACTATTCGCTACTGCATCTATCCATTCTTCTGGGTGCACTGAACTCTTTGTCCATTCATACACATCAATGCTAGAAGAAGGAAATTGCTTGCCCCATGTTTTAGCACGATATGCATTATCACCTTGTTCATAGTCATAATATCTTACCTTACTAGTATCCCACCAAGTTCTGCCTATCTCTGCTTTACCCCATGAGTTATGTTCATCTATATTGTATTCTAAATCAGTAGATGTGTTATATACTGCAAAATCCACTGATGATTTGAAATCAAGTTCTCTATCTGCTACGCCGGGTATAATTCCTCGCAACGGATCGAAAACTTCCATTTCAGTTATCGTCTGTTCTGTGTCACCATCATAAATTAATATATTAGCAATCTTTGCATTAGTTACACGTGTACTATTTTCTCTAGTTAATACGAATGCAGATCCATTATATTTGTATACTTGTGTTGCTGCGTCACCACTTACACTATCAGTAGTAGACCAAACTAAATCACCTGTGTTCCAGTTATATAAAGTGCCCGCAGATGCTGATGTATTAATATCAGCAAGACTATTAAATCTCGCTGAACGTAATACAAATACAGATTCACTCGTACCATCAGATTCAATGAATTTATCAATGTAGAATGTTGCGGGTTGCGCCAAATTGCCCAACTTAGTAACACGATGAATACCATCAACATTAGGCGTTGTAGTCGTGTTGACCAACATAACATAGTCACCAACTTTAACATTGTGTGCTGCATTCAATGTAACCTTTGCATCATTCCCGTCATCAGTCTCAGTACCAGCAACTATGCTAGTCGCGTAATATGTGAACTGCTGTACTTGTAAGACATTCCAACTAAAGAATTTACTTGTGATAGATCCCGTAGTATTATTAACTAGTTCGTTGTCATCACTCATCCATATATTAAACAATGCTTCATCAATTGTTGAACTATCAGTCCAATCATTTTGATCAAATATATTGACAACACTTTCTGTCGATGAAGTCTGTATGCCAGTTTCAAGACCAGCCAGTGTATTGAATTCTCTGTTGCCTAAATTAATTTGTAAATTAGTCGATGAAATATTTATTCTATTTGCGACAACAGATACAGTTACATTATTTATTGGTGCTGCTAATAGTGCTGCGTTTATAAAATCAACAGCGTCAGTCGCATTGCTATTCACATTTGTAAGTGCACCAGTTGCATTAGTTGTTGCTGGGAATGCTAAAACAGAATTCGCTGTACCACTTATTTCCAATGTAGTAAATTGAGTGAATTCAGTAGTTGCTACTTTTTCTATTCTCACTTTATTTGCAACAACAGATACGTTATACGCAGTAGTTAGTGCAGTGTCAATTGCTGCTGCTATGAATACTTCATCCATCAATTGACTTTGAAGTTCTTGCGTAGTAACAGTATTATATGTACCAGTTGCAATACCGAATTCAGTTGAACCATTAGTGAATTGAATTGTCAATTGTGCATTGATATTTCCGTTTGCATCCAATACAACTGCAACTCTGGTAGTATCTTGTTCGTTGTTGACACCAGTTACATTTGCTACCGAACTGATCGCAGTTTTTAACTGTTCTTTGTCCATTGTTATAACAGATGAAAAACCTAATAGATTAACTGTTATATCTACAACACCATTAGCATCATCACCATCTACGATAGGAGTGTTAAATGTAATTATTTGGGTATTTTCATCATATGTATAATCAGATGCGATAAGTGTATATGCTGCGGTGTTTCCACCGGGCACAACATCAATCGTACCTACTGTAAATGATGCCATATTAGTTGTTATCGTCACACTAGTAACAGGTGCTGCTTCTGCTAAGAATACCTCAGTCGTATCGGTTCCTGGTGTAGGTGTTATAACAGTAGTACCATAAGGTTCTAAATCAACAACGGTAGAATTTATATTTAAAGTCATGCCAGTAACATCAGATGACGAAGGATTCACATTAGTTACTGTGTAAGGATTTCCATCATGCGGTGCAGATACATCAATAACAGTAACAAGTGCATTACTTACTAGATCAATTGAGTTACCATCAACAATAATGTTATTTGGTGATAACACTGATGGACTTGTTATACTTTCGATAATTATAGAATTATAAACAAACTGTTCTTTATCAAACCAAATATCAACTCCGTCGATAGACGCAGAGGGCTCAAGCGGGTCATCGGTTACATTACGATGTGGGAATGTAGGATCAGTCGCAGTGCCCAAAAATACCAAGTCTGAGGGTGCAGTGTTATATCCTATATAGTCTACATTACAACTCTGTAATTTTCCTTCAAGTCTTACCTTGTCGCCAAATCTATATGATGTTGTGCTACTCCATGTGTTTATATTGGCGTAACCACTTGTTGCATCAAATAAAGTTTCCAAATCATCTATATTAAATATAACATTATCTGCTTCGGTGTCAAGTAAATCACCTGCTGTTAGCAATGTAGTTTTGTTCTGTTCATAAGATAGTGTTTCAAATACTTGTGGATTTTCTTTATTGACAAACACAATATCAGGACTACTAAAATCAATAACAGATGGATTCACTGTAACATCAGATGGAGTAATCTCAATTTCAGTTGATTTGGTTATTAAAGTATCGCCAAAATTACTCTGTCTAAACATGAATTCTTCATCTATATCAATGGTACTATTACCATCATTTATAAGTTTACTTCGCCCGATACGCTGTATTACAGACTTTGTACCCTTTGATTTAATAACTCCTTGAAAGAATTTACTGACTGCTGTATCTGATAAATTTAACTTAGAAACCCAATCTCTGCTAACATTATTAATCATTAAGTTTTCTGCTTTGGTAATTTGCTTATTAAATTTTTCTACGTTAAAGTCGTATAAATTAGAAATTTCCTCAACAGTTGAATCGAAGTTCTGAATTATTGTATTTTCTCTAACCAAGAATCCGGGTGCTTGCTTTGCGCCAGTCCAGTTACGAGTTCGCTGTCCAATCAATTTTAATCTCTGTTGTCTGATATTAGTTACATCATCAAAAATAATTTCATTGAATTGCGTTAAATTATTTAACAAAATAGCATGTTCATGTGTTACCATCGCAGTGCCGATACTAGCCATAGCATTCACGCCGGGCTTTGTTTCAACTGTCAATGAATTGGTATCACGAGTTATAAGTAGATTAGATGCTTCAATTGTGCTACGACTATCGTCTGATATTGAATTTAACTTTTCTGGTAATGTGTTATATTCTAACACAACATGTGCTGTATTAGCAAATGATATTTTTTCATCAAGTGGTATAACAAATGTATCATTTACATCTGCGCTGATAGCCCATTGTGCAAAACTATATGCCTTAGCATCTCCTGTTGTTCCAAATTGATAACCGACACTATCTAAGTATGCATAATTTCCACGGATAAAATTATATACATCTTGTACGCGAGAAAACTGGGCTTCATATTCTGCAATAGATACTGCATCTGAATATTGTTTATATTTCTTGATAGTCACATCATCATTCAAATTAATATTGACATGATTATTGACATTTGACATTAGTGGTTCAAGAAATTTAAATTGTTGTTTATGATTACTAATTCCATCTACTGTAAAACTTGTTGTATTTTTTGTAACAATAATATTACACGCAACGTGAATATCTGATGGTGAACTAGTATACATTATTAATGGTGCATCTATTTGGTTTAATGAAAACTTTCCATTACCACCAGATTCAGTTTCAACGTTCAGTAAATGGGGTGCAGTAAATCCACCCAATTGTTGTATTAATCTTGTATCACTAAGAGTATAATTAGTAATGATATTTTCTGCAATAAAATTTCTCTGAATATATGTTGTTTGTGCTTGGTTAATTCCAGCACGATACTGTAGTCCTTCACGGTTTATATTAATATCAAATGTTGCTAATGGAAGATCATCAGGCAAAACAGTTGCTGAACGTAATTCAATTGTTGGTGTAGTTGTGTACTTACTACCTCGTGACGTTAATGTAACACCGATTATTTTACCTGTGGAATCTAAATCCAATGTGGCAGTTGCTTCGTTTGTAAAATTATCACCACTAATATATATTTCAATATCAGATGGAAAACCAATCTCACTTGATGCAACAGTTATTGCGTCTACATATGCATTTGATATTTCAGATGTATTATCATAGACCATATCAGTATTGATGAGATCATTAGTGAATCGGTTAATAGTCATACCAGTGATATTTGTAAATGAATCGTAAACATTTGTCTGGAAGAAATCGGTCCATGCTTTAGTTGGATTTAATTTAACGACTGCGTCTACCATTGCTGCATGTCCACGTGAACTATTGCGCCACTCAAACTCAACTGGTCCCCAATCGCCAAATACGAATGGCTTTGCTCTATCAACGGATGCAGGTGTACCTAACACAACTGATGGATCTTCTAATGCACCAACATCGGTCACTGGACTCTTTGTTGAGAAATCCCAGTAATATCTTGCGTAATATAAATCTTGCTTGATTGGTGTGCCTGGTTCGCTAACTAGGCCATCAGTAAATGCATTTAACATCGCGGTTCGTTGCGCACCCGCTAACCAACTGTAGTGATTATCCCACCATGTAGGCTTATCAGTATACCCAAGCATATGCCAAGGTGTGATATGCGGTGTTGCTGTACCAAATAATAAACTGTACGCACCTTTCCAATGACCCGGAAGATTAGATTCCAAATGACCTTTTGCTATTGAAATAGATGAATAATTCCAAGTAGTGGAGTCAAGTGCATCAAAATAATTTGCGGGATTTAATGTAGTATGTGCTGACTTTGTGTACCAATCTTTAAAATATTTGTCTACATAGTTGTCTATTTTATTTAATGTATACCAAGTACCGCGATGCTGTGATGGTAGATATTTCATGAAACTGTTCACATAACGTGTATCTTGTTTCTTCATTCCATTATACACACGAGTCTCTATATCGTATAATACTGCTGCAACTGGATCAAAGTTAATGTCATTAACTTTTTCTAAATCAGCATTCGCTTTTAATGGATACACACTTCCATCATGTCCAATTAATTCATTAGAAATAACTTGAGGAACATATGTATGTGATAATCCAAGTTTAGTCATACTTGCTGGAACATTGCTATCACTATCCATTTGATAATAATATGCTCTCATAGAAGTGACTTGACTGTCTGTGAATTCCACTGGAATAGTAGTCAATTGTATCTTACTTCCGTCTAATGTATAATCTTTACCTAATGTTAATAGACGAGTGACTGCTACATTATCGCTATCTCTGTTATCAGTGATATACAAATACATGTGATCTTTTCTGAAATCATCATTGTTGATTGTTAATCCCAAATGATAGTCTATAGTACCAGCAACATACGCTACTTCTACATACTGTGACTTTCTAGAATATAACATATTTGATTGTTTATGTACCTGAGTTCCTTTGCGGGATTGTGTAATCGCTTCTATCACATCTAACGTAAGTGTACGAACATCACTATATGATTTTGTTTTATATAAACGCTTTGTCTGAGACATGACTAATTGCTTGAATGACCACCAATCTCTTCCTTGCTCGGATAATGATGCTGCGACATTCATCCCATCAATACCATAACACAAATCATGCATAATACTAATGTCATCATGCATAAATATTTCACCAGCATATGAGTTGACAATAATGCTCTTATGGTAGTTATTATCACCGAATGCATCACCTGAGAATCCAGGCGTACTTTCAATAATACTCAACCAATGAGACAGTGTTTCTTGTATTGTAAATTCTTTTATGAATTCGTTATTTGCATTGTGTTGATGTACATCTGGTATCTGTATACGTTCAGCATTTCCAAGAACTGTACTATTACGATAATATTCCACATCTACTGTAGAGATATTATCTTCTTGGGATGCGACTTCAATATCTGATATAACTATGCTGTTTTCATTTATAGTATATTCGGATATTGGTAATTTTCTTCCATCAACATGCACAGTATGAAAAAACTCATCCTGTGATATATTCGTTACAATACGACCTCTATTAGTCGCTGGATCAGATAATGATCCGAATTCAAGTACAAATGATATCGTATCTGGTAATGTTATTGTAATTTCTTCACCAACAACTGAAGTAGGTGTGAATATACTTCCATCAGTGTTGTAGAATGTTAAATCCTTTGTCGATGTGATATCATGAAATACATATGATGCATTCTTGCCTAATATTAATTGTGGTTGATTCGCTCTGCTTCTGTTATATACGCCTTCAGATAAAATTTCTGTGGTTGTTATATTTCCATCTCGTTCAAATACCAAGAACTCTTTATCAACTCTCCAGTCAGAATATCCAACTGGAATAGTAATATCGGAAGAATCTGCAAAAAGTTGAACACTATCCTTCGCACCTAATGAATACGCACTTGGTATATATGTACTTACATTATTGATTCCCTTAACAAAGAAATAATATCCTGGGATTTCAACCACTGGGTGTCCAAAATCTCTTGAGTAAGCATAACGTTCTGTAAATAGATTATTCTCGAATAAAATATTGGCGCCCGTTACAGTATCTTTGTATGATAATGCGAAATTTAATTCACCGTCAACTGCACCTGTACCTACTTTGTACGAAAACACCTTACTGCTTACAAACGTAGTTCCATTGTAACTACTCAATGATGTACCTTGGTTATCGAATAATTTAAACAATGGTGCTGCGTTTGGTAATGTCTTATTCTGTGCTATTTTTATTATACCATCGTAATACATGTCACTCTTTGCATATGCACTAGTTCCTGATAATTCATCATTTAAGACAACAAATGTATCACCATCGGTGAATGTATCGGTGCGTTCTAATTCAGTTAATGTATCAGATACGCCTTTAATGTATATGCCATTTCCTGTTGCAATACGTGAGCCAGTTGCGGCTATAGTAGCGTCTAGTGATGATAATACATAATCTACTTGTCCTTTAAATACAATGTCAGTTGCATAATTTGCATGACCATGATCAGACATATGCATCAATGAATCGAATTGTATAATAGGACGCTTGGCTCTATTTGCTGTTACAATAACAGTGCTTGGATCAAACGAAGTAATCAATGTTTCCAAATACAAAAGACTTTCTTTGTGTATCCAGTGATTTGCACGCGACCATGAACTTGAAATATTATCAGATGCATCAATTACAATATAATCTTTAATAGTATGTGGTTGTGCGACTGACTCTATAGAATAACTATAAGGTGTAGTATCAGTGAAAAACTTTCGTCCCGATGCATCTGTTAATAATTTAAAACTAATACGAGTACCAACGCCAGTTACTAAGTATGTGCTGTCTGCAATGGCTGCATCGTAACCTAAGAATTTTATTTTCAATCCATTGAATAACTCTACTGAATTTACACTGTCTGTAATTGTTCCTAATGGTGAACCAGTAATGGTTGTTATCGGATTAGTATCTCCGGCAACTAAAAAGGTTGATTCATATACTGGTAGATCAGATGCCCAATAGTAAGAAACAAAATTTACAAACATATCTACATTGATAGGCGGTGAATATACATATGCATTAGAATTATATGCTGCATTATACCCATATTCGTCAAAATTCATTGCAACGCTATTTGCAATATCATCTACTGAAATTGTATGCATAACATTACCCAATGCGTCAGTCGTTATAATACCTGGCTCTAATTGAGGTGCTGTGCTATTTGTGTTTAGGTAATCATCATTATATCTAGTTAATGATTTACCAGACATATCTCCTACAAATGCATCAACATTTTCCATGTCACCTTTTGATATCATCTGATCAAATGTAGCATCTAACCATTTCTTATTAATGTCTGTCTTAAATGGAGTAGGTAACTTATTTACAGATTTGATTTCATTTACTGGGTAATCACCAGATCGCTTCGTAGGGTCTGTTTTCTCTTGTTTTGTAGATTTATAATTTTCCATATGTTACCTTAATTTGCCTTAATGTTTGTTTTTGTAATACTAGTTACGATATCAATATCTTTGACAGTTGCGTCAGGAATAAATAACTCATCTGTCAATGGTGTTATTTGAAATAATGAACCAAATACACTTGTAGAACTTTCTGGTACTATTACGAATGAACTTATAACACCAATCAATTCGTTATGTACATATGCTGCCAATTCAGTGAAATAAAACGTTTCTCCAAAATCCCAAAGACTTATATCAAAGAAGTTATTGATTGATGTAATAACCAATGCCTTTATATCGTTATCTGTTAAATTGATACCTGGGACTTTTATTACATTAAATCTTGATCTCAACTCTGGATCTGCTGCTGAACCAAATAATACCTTATATTTAACTGGGCGATAGATGATAGTATCGCTCATTGCTTTCTTTTTATTGACTACACTAGATTGATTGAATTGTCTGTTTAATTCATCTATAGTTGGTGGATTTGGCTTATTCGCCAATACACGTGATTCTAATAACCAAGCCTTGAATGTATTATTATAATCTCTTGTTAACGTAAATATATCAATAATGTTTGACAAACTAGGATCTACAATTTCATTTTCTGCTGGTACGTGAGTCCACTCAAATCTCAAATCTGACGTTGTTAGATTCGTCCCTGCAATATTAAAATATGCATCTGGATTATCTGCACGAGAACCAATTGAACTATCCAACAATGCAACAATAACTTTGTTTGATTGATATAAACCATTTGAATCTATATTATATCCCCATACATAAAATCTAATAAATTTTTCGGTAACAGTATCATATAGTTCAATGATGTCGCGATTTTTCTTTTTAGTGAATTCATTAATGTTATATTCATTTGTTAAATTTGTAAATTCAATTTGGTCAGTTGCTATTTCATATCTAGATATACGTGTGGTTATATCATAACTATTATTTATTACACCAGTTCCTATGATAGTAGGATCTACTTTAATCAACCATTCCAATGGACTAGTAGGTTCTGGTACTATTGCTGGTATTACATCCCAGTATGGATTAGTGGGAGTAGGATCATCAGCAGCATTGTAAACATATTTCAAATAAAATTCTTGTCCACCAGATAGTGCGGCTAAAATATTCGTTTTTTCCAATGTTGTAAATTGCGTTGCAAATGCAGGATAGATCATATCTAATGAAGCATTGTTTGGTATCTCAATATCAAATGCAATCGCTCCGAGTCCAGTAATAGTTAATCCAGATGGTTCGCCTTGTGCATCATCTATTCCTCTGCCATTTGCAAAAATACTTGATACTTTTGCCCAATATGTAGTTCCACTTAATGAGAATTTAACTAATGCACCTACTGTAATATACTTCAAGTAATGAGTTTGAGATATGCCTACACCCTTTATCGCGAGCAATGAATCAACAAAATAACCAGTTGTATTATCATTCGTCTGCCAATTAAATACTACATCAGCAGGATCTACCGCGACCATATCGCTTCTTAATAATTCAAATGCATCTTTAAATCCAGAATAATACAAGTTCAACAACTCATGATTTTGTATTGCTGTTTTTATATAATTTTCAAATACACTTTCGATGACAATATCATCAGTATGTTCTACTTGCAGTGCCGTGCTATCTTGTGTAAGTGTACCATCAGTACCAAACAAATGTAGATTAGAGTATGTACCAGTTGGGTCGTATAATTTAGCATAACGACTATGACCACTGTGCGTTCTATTAACACTTTTTATTTTTAAAATATTCTCGCTTTGATTTAATAAAAAATTATTATAATCGTCGGCGGTAATCATTCTGTCCTGTGTTACGTAATTTCTTGGAGCATTTGTTTTTATTGTATCCAATGTTTCTGCGCTACTTGCATTAACTACTGGTGATTTTAACTGTAATCCAACTATCATATTGTATGTGTTGCCATCTGCGCCACTGTAATTAATATTAATAGTTTTATTTGATATATCGTCTGGTCGCAATGTGTAAGATAGATTCTCACTTGTTCGATACCACACACGTATAATATTCTTTGGTATCTTTCCGAAATTCTCATCAGTGAACATAATGCTGATCTGATTATTTTCTCGTGTCTTTACTGCAAATATTTCATCGGTTCCTGCTTTGATATCATTAAATATTTCATTTTGACCAAATACACTATCAACTTTAGTCCACTGAGTAATTACATTACCATCTGCATCAATTGATTGTACCCAGACATCTGAGTTATTAATGTTGGGCACATCTACATCAAGTGAAAGATTGCTGATTGGACTGTCTATTATAAAATCCTTATACTGCAATGATCCTTGTTTAAATCCACAAAAGAAGCCAGATGTATTACTACCAACACCTTTGCCGTCATTTTTATATATCATTGTAAATGCAGATGTAGGATTGGGCGTTGATTCAATGATGCTACGATATTGACTATCGTAATCCAATGCGATAACATCGAATGATGCACTTGAACCTGCTGCGCTTCCTTGTATTGAGAACTTAATTTGATCATTCAATGTGTTCAAATTATAATATTCAACTACTTGTCCGCCAATATTAATATTAATTCTTGGTGTACCAAATTGATTTCCACTAGAAAAAGCAGCATTAATAACTGTAATAAAGTCATCTATGTTATTGATATTAGAAGCACTTTCATATCTAATTTCTTTACCAGCCAACGTAGTACCATCACTGCCAATTACTGTTTCATTAGTTTTCACACTAACTACTTTTAATTCACCAAATGCTGTTACATTTCGTCTTGGTTGATAACCTAAGAATTCTGCCAATTTAAATACGGCATCTTGTCGTACTGCTGTACTCAAGAAGTTGTTACGAGTATTTAAATCTGCACGAAATGCTAAGTTATGACCAAACTGTGCGATAAGATCCAGTAGTGCTACGAATTCACTTGATTCAATCCAGTCATTATAATTCTCTGGATATTTTTCTCGTACATAATCGACCATTGTACTACGTATAGTAGCATAGTCATACGCTTGGAAATTCGCATTAATATACGAATCATATACTGCGGTAAAATCTTCCGCTGCAAATAACTTTGATTGTCTTACTGATTGTGTCATAATTTATAACTCGCCTGATTCACGGTCAAACTTTAATTCAAGTTCAGTTGCCGTCGTTGTCGGTATATACAATAATTCTATTCTTATTGTCACCATATGTTTATCTTCTTCAACCCTAACGAATTCACTTGCTAAATTGAAACGCGGGTCATAATTAACAATATTCGATACTTCCTGTTGAATCAAATCAACTGTAATATCATCTAGTGGTTGAAATACATAGTATGGCAAATTACTACCAAACTCTGGGTTCGTCCATTTCTCTCCCTTACGGATTAAAAAATGATTACTCAAGTCCTGTTTAGCAAGTTCTAGATCAGATAGTTGTTTACTTGTATTTTTTTCACCAATCGTGGTGTAACCGATTATTTTATTCATACAAGTATTTATGCAAAAATTAACTACTACTATAATGACAGATATAAAAAAACCGTCTATGTGACGGTTTTTATTAGTATATTCTAATTTTATTAATACATTTCAATTTCTGTTATTCTAACATGCTCTTCTGGCCAGTTTATATACTCTAACCATTCAACACGCGGTACTGTGATACCAAATGTTTTTGATGAATATGCGAGTGCATGCCATGTAGGCTTCACGGGTTCTCGGATAGGCTTCATTAATTTACTACCTTTCATACCATTGCACTTTTTACATGATGCTACGCAGTTAGTCCAACTTGTACCACCATCAAGAGATTTTGGAATAACGTGATCAATAGTCAGTTTATCATTGGCAAATTGTTTAGAGCAATATTGACACTCATGTTGATCTCGTAAAAATAAATTCTTGCGAGTGAACTTAGCCACTTTTGGTAATCGATGATAACGATTTAACATGACAACTGACGGCATCAACATTTCAAAATTAGCTGAATGCAATACAGTATTGTAACTATCTAATATTACTATTTTATTTTGGAAATGTGCCTTTACTGCATTCTGCCAACTGATAGTACTCAGTGGCAGCATAGACAATGGTTGGGCGTCTGCATTCAGTAGCAGTACTCGGTTATTCATTGTATGTTTCCGTTTACGTTCTGTAAGTTATGTTTGATTGGCAGTGTTAACTATCTGTCGTTGCCTTGTTTGTGTTAAATTTGGTAAAAATCTTCTTGTTTCAACATAGTAGATATATTCTGCTTGCTGACGTGCCAGTTTATCTGTTAATAATGCATATTCTTTTCGTAATATCTGTAGACCACGTTCTCTCAATAATGTTCGTTCTGTTCGACTACCATAATCGCCTAACATCATTATCGTTGCAAGTGGCTGAGTCAATAATCTATTGTAGCCACTTTCGATAAGTGCAGATGCTATATAATCCCATTTCTTATCGACAATCCATTGGGATAAATTAAATGTTCTTGCTGGCGTTCCTACTTTAGTGAAGTCTCCAGTGAAGTAGTATAAACATAGTAGTGCATCATATTGTGATTGACTCAATGTTTTAATTGCAATCAGTCTTTTAAACTTTCGTTCTTTTGTTTTAAAATCAGATAACCATTCACTATACGCTTCGCTTTCAAGTAAACCATCACCATTAATTTTATCGTTAATAGTATTGTAACCTATTTGTGTATTATTGTCAAGCGTTGTTTTGTAACATCTCCATTCAAATCTTCTTAATGAAAAATTAATAATATCACTACTTGCTTCAAGCACACGCAGTTCTTGCTCTGTTTCTACAACGGCGGTGTCATCGATTGTCCAACGAGAATAATCTATTAAGTTAGATGGTGTGATGGTATTAGGTAATATAGTAGACATTATGTTTTACCCTTCGCTGTCTTAATTGTTTCTTGTATCTTACTCGCCCCTTTCCACGGATGATGTTCTGGTACTCTAGCAGACACACTTTCTGTGACATTTTCATTCATATCTAATTTATTTACTTTAGGCTTTGGTGCTGCGGCAGCAGTCGTTGAACTATTCATGTATATCTTAGGCGCGGTTTCTATATGATTACTACCTGATTTGTTATGAATATCATTTAATGCTTGTATTATTACATCATTGCCACTTTTCAAATAATAGTCAGTCGTTGATTCCAAACTCATGATATCAGATTTCATATTGATATTCTTCTTTGCTTCCATATTGATGTTACCATCTGCATGAAAATTTAAATCTTCTTCCGAATGTATATTTACGCTCTTTTTACTATACACATCTATGTTTCCTGCTTCGTCCATTTCTATCCAAGCATTGCCGTTGTGGTTTGTAATATAAACAAATTTATTAGTATCATCTAATAATATTTGTGCACCACCCCTGCTTCGCAAGCGTATGTTATTGCTGTCATTTTTTTTATCTCCCGGACTGTCTCCATCATCCATTGTGAACACATGTCCATTTAATGTAGTTATTCCGAATACATTACTTGGTGATTCTCGTCTTGCACTAGACAAACTATGACCACGTGAATAATCATCTTGTAGTCCTTGTTCTTTTAACCATGACTGTGCGATAGGATCAACAGGTTTCTTTACATCGTCATCAGTGTCAGTTGGATTCTTTTCACCAACTGGCTGAATAGTACCATCATGTGATTCTGCACTTGCACGTCCACCCATCATATGGTTTCTAGCGCGAGACATTAGAGAACCAACAATTATACCTTGATCTAATAATTCAACAAATACGACCAATACAGATGTACCAACTGCTGGTGGCTGGGGCCACATACCATAACTTTTTGGTGTTCCACTTTCACTCGTACCATCTTTGCCATATTCCTTTTTGTCACTAGTTACTTTGTCAACCGATGTACTGGTAATACCGCCATATGGCGTACATAACAAACAAATGTGATCAACTTCACTACCAACTATCGAACCAAATTCACCAAATCTAACTGATACACGACCAGTATACATGCTATCGGTGATATCAGTCACTACACCCACATATTGACCAGCAGGTAATTCTTTTCCCCTTACTGTCTTAATATTAATTCCCATTCTGTAACCCTATTTTTATTAATTGTTTTTGAATCAAATCAGTAGACGAATTCCTATCACGCATGCCCTTTAACGTTTGTGTAAACTTACCTAATTGAAATTTACTCTCTACTTCTATTATTTTATATACACCACTAGATGCAATATCAAGTTTACGTCCGCCTTGTGTCTTTCCATTATCTGGGAGATAATTAATGAATATGATCAAAGAATCTTCGTCTAAATTATCTATCAGTGTGGATCTATTTTTTGAAGTTACGTATGATCCTGGTGTTCCTAGCCAATAAGGATCACCTTTGATAGTAACATCGAATGAAATAAAATCCATACTTGCTCCGTGTAACTCAGCCTTATCAATTGCGTTAGATGCATTTTGTTCTTCACTATTCGCTTGATCTTTTGAGGATGTTGATTTTATCTCAGTTGTTATGCTTTCAATTTGAGTATTCGGAGATTGATTGTTTATGGATAATTCACTTAGATAAGTGGGTATACGCTGTGTTACCTTTGATGGCTCTAAACTTCCTAACTCTTTTGTTATTTTTGTATATCCCGCACTGTTAGATGGATCACGAGTTAAATAAAACATATGATTAAAATTTAAATTGAAATCTAACACCTCTGAATTATCTCCAGAAAATAGAAAACTATAAGCCTTATTGATAGGCAATAATTCAAGTCTTCTAGATTGATATGATGCATCTATGGTAGCACTCTGCTGATTATACGGCTCAGATTGAGGAACTGTATGTGATGTGTACAAACTAATGGTTAATTCAATTAGTTCTTGTTCTGAGTTTGTATATATATCTTTCTTATCAGTGGTTTTGATTGTCGGTGTGACTTTTATGAAATCGTTTACGTATATATCTTGTCTACCCGCGTGTGCACGTCCGCGATCAAATTTTATCGCATCTTGTTTCATCTTATTATTTTCAGTTGTGTTTTCTGCAAACGTATTATAATAATCAGGAACTTGCTTAGTCAACGTACTGACTAAGTACTCTACTACATTTTTTGCCTTTGGTAAAGTATAATATGCTGCGACTGGATTTTTCATATCATTATCATGTCCAGATCCTTTTACTGGCTCCATGGGAGATTTTAAATATTTTTCAAAACTCTTATCAATTTTTATGTTCCATTGTTTCGCGTTTACAGCAGTATCTTTGATTTGTAATTTTCTTATATTTTGCTCATGATTATTTAACTCAATCTGTAATTGATCTAAAAATATCTCGACATTTGTTACGCCTGTTACTTTTATATCAGTTACAATTTTTGATGCTGCTACTGCTATTTTATGTTGATTTGCTGCTACAATGTTATATTGTGAACCATCTGGTCCTGCACTTGCATTTATTGAAGATAACATCATTGGGTAATAAAATACTCCAGGGAATGATTCCGGCGCGGATGTTACTACGTTTCTACCAATAAATTCAACTTTTAGTACATATTTTGCTGACTGTATATTGGTGAATTTGAATGAATGACTAAGTTGTAATATTCTATTCATTAACTGAAATCCACCTGGCTCGTATACATCAAATTGAAATGCACCAGTTGTGGTATTACCAGTATCGGTTCCGGGAGAAATCCTAGACTGTAGTATTAAATTTTCTACTGAATATTCTGACGTTTCTCCAGACGAAGCAATAATTGTAGCCTTTTTATTTCCAACTGCTGCATTATTATCTAATAGTAGAGGATTGTTAAATACTTCATGATTAACAATATACCATGTAAGTTTATATGTTGGACTATCAACCTCTGAACACCAGTTCATTGATGTTTCTATATTACCTGTAGACATGAATTTACCTTATATAAAATTGTATGGGACTTGTATGGTTAGTCCGGACTTAAAATCCATTATCGGATCTTTTAATAAATCTTGATTAAATTCTGCGAATATCCACCATAAATTAGAATTTGAAAATAAATCATACGCTAACACATCTGGTCTTTCGTTGTACTTTGCTAACAATGTCAATGAATATAAATCATATACTGATATATCACTAATAACAGATTCCATTACATCAAGATATTTATTATCCACAATTTCTGTATTCTTGTATACACTATCTGCATCATATTGTACTGTCATATTATATCATCCCATTTCTTAATGTACTACCATTTGCATAATTAGCAAATGAGAATTCGTTACTAACCCTTTCTTGATTTTGTTGCATTAGCATTGTGATAGATACTGCAAAACTTGCTGGTATTGATATCAGTGTTGTATCTTCTGAACCGCCCACGCTCGCTGTGCTAAAATATCTGCCTACATCTGCTTCAACTGTTATCAAGTCTACCTCTTCAGCAAACGTATAATCAACTGATGATACTACTACAGGAACATTTTTATAATTATATTCTCCATATGCACTAAAATGCAAAATTGGAGGTGGTGTACCTGCTCTATTTGCATTTTTTCCATAATCCATTTTGGTCATTGTTTTTAAAAAATGCAAACATGCGATATTATACTTTGCTTCTGCTATTGTATTTGATACAAAATTAGCAGTTATACTAATCGTTGGATTAGGCGTATTCACATAGTACTGTTGCTGATAAACACTGTGCGTTGTATCATATGTATTATAATTAGCAGCAAATGCCGATTGAAACATTGCAGGCGTGTACGAAAATATAATGCCATTGATGTCTGCTAATTCTTTTAGAATACCAGAACTGAATAGATTTTTTGCCCACGTTGCATTTGCATCGCGCAATACCAATTTTGGTTTATTTTTACTTGGAATACCAGCCATTATCGCACTCTGCCTTCAATGAAATCAAAAATACCTTGATCGAATTTACCAAAAAATTTCATAAATATTTTTTTCTTTTCTTCAAACTCTGCGTCACTACTCATAACTTCTCTGAAATCACTAGCACTCATACCACCCTGCTCAATTGGCATCGCAATATAATATACACGATTTTCATCTTCTGTCTGTAAATTATCCATATCATCTGGCATCGGTGCTAATACACCGCCAGGCTTTAATCTACCAGCGTCTTTTTCACTGAATACTAATACTGTTGCTGTATTACTCTTATCTCTGCCTACCAATGAAACATCTGGCTTATATGGTTGTGTATTAACAATATGATTTACGGGCACACCAAACATCTTAGACATGATAGATGCCTTTTCTTCAAATGTGAATGGGTCGGTTGAGTAATCATCTGCCATATGCATTGATTGCTGTTTCTTGCCAAATGTAGTAGCGATAAATACATTATCAGCACCAAATCTGTTAACTAATTTTTTATACAACGCAAAGTGTCCTGAGTGCATGGGTTGGAAACGACCCCCATACCAGACTGTTATTTGCTTTGCTATACTTTCTGTTATGATATCTGATATTCGCATCTTAATAATCTCCTACTTATCATGTATTTAGCCTATGATAAACTATGTACTTAATGATTCGAATAGATTAAAAAATAAAACTTGACAAACTAGTAAATCTGATATATAATTGTAATAATATTAAATGGAGCAATAAACCTAATGGCGAGAGATCCCTCTACACATTACTTAAAGAATAAAGAAATACTTAAAGAAATACATAAATCTAAAATGACATTCTGTTGGTTAAAAGATCAGAAATATTTCCTATTTGATCATATTGTTGAATCATTCGATGATATCAATGAAGAAACTATCTTGATTGCAAAGCAAGCACAAGCATCTAGATTACAAAAGATTGCACACGAAGCCGAAGTAGTACGTTGGCAGAATGGTGAATTAACGAAGAAAACTAAGCCCAAAGCAGCAGAGTTTTTAGTCAGTATAGATTCTATTAAGACGACTGACATAGTATTTCGCGTCATGGGATATGATCATGTTCCATTAGAAGCGCGTAAGAAGACACCTAAAACCGTAGCAGATCATCACTCTCGCTGTAATTTTCCAGCATACAAACATCGTTCTTTTATTAATGATGAATGGACAGAAGTTGCTCGTTCTCATTGGGATGGTGATTTAGAAACAGGAAAGTTCAGTGTTACATGTGGACATACAACAGAACGATTAGCGATGATGTATATGAAATTATGTGAACGATACTCTATGCGTGGTAACTGGCGTGGGTATACATATGTAGATGAAATGCGTGGTCAAGCAATTTTACAATTGACAATGATCGGTTTACAATTCAATGAACTTAAATCACAAAATCCATTTGCATACTTCACTACAGTAATCAATAACTCGTTTACACGTGTATTGAATTTAGAAAAACGTAATCAAAACATCCGTGATGATTTATTAGAAGAAGAAGGACTAGATCCAAGTAACACTCGCATATTCAACGCGGAATGGGAAGTACAGAAAACAAAATATCTACCAGATATTGAAGGAATAGAAGAAATAGAAGAAGAATCAACACCAGACGATATCACAACAGTAGAATAGCAAAGGGAATAAACAGTGAGTAAATTTTTTGATGAAGCAGTAATTTTTACAGATATACATTTCGGTCTTAAAAATAATTCTAAGATGCATAACAATGATTGTCTTAACTTTATTAAATGGATGATAGAAGAAGCACATAGTCGAAACATTAAAAAATGTTTCTTCTTAGGTGACTGGCATCATCACAGAGCAACTATTAATGTTGGTACTCTGAATTACACAGTTGATGCGCTACAGATATTGAATGATAATTTTGACGAAGTACATATGATCATGGGAAATCATGATCTATATTATCGTGAAAAAAGAGATATCAACTCACTTCCATTTGCAAATAAGTACCCTAACATTAACATCATCAATGATGAAATATTTGAAGAAGATGGTGTTGCGTTTGTCCCATGGTTGGTTGATGATGAATGGAAGAGATTGAAGGAATTGAAGTCTAAGTTTATCTTCGGTCACTTTGAATTACCTGATTTTTATCTGAATGCTATGATTAAAATGCCAGATCACGGTGGGTTAAAAGCATCTGACTTATCGAAAGCAGATAAAGTATTCTCTGGTCATTTTCACAAACGTCAGGAAAAAGGTAATATTATCTATCCAGGAAACTGTTTTCCACATAACTATTCTGACGCATGGGATGATAAACGTGGTATCACTTTCCTAAACTGGGATGGTACATATGATTTCAAAACTTGGCATGATGCACCAAAGTATCGTGTAGCAAACTTGAGTCAATTGTTAGATGATGCTGGTAGTATCTTGACAAACAACACACATTGTCGTATAATATTAGATATCAATATTTCATATGAAGAAGCGAATTATATTAAAGAAACATTTGCTAATGATTATGATTTACGTGAGATATCTCTAATGCCTTCTAAGAAGGATAATGTATCTGGCGAAGACTGGGATACGGATGGTGATGTATCAGTAGAAAATGTTGACTCAATTGTTCTTAGTCAACTTGAAGCGATAACATCTAATTCTATTCGTAACGAAACTTTAATTTCAATATATAACGATTTACACATATAAACTATGCTCACAATTAAGAATGTCACAATTAAAAACTTTTTATCAGTAGGTAACGTCACTCAGGCTGTTTCCATTAATGAAACAGGACTAACTCTCGTACTGGGCAATAATGTCGATATGGGCGGTGATGGTTCTCGTAATGGAGTTGGTAAGACTACTCTTATTAACGCAATCTCATATGCACTATTTGGTAGTGCATTATTTAATATTAAAAAATCAAATCTTATCAATAAGATCAACAATAAGCACATGACTGTCACAGTTGATTTTGAAAAGAATGGTTCTCAATATCGTATTGAACGCGGACGCAGTCCCAATGTTTTTAAATTCTATGTAAATGAAGTAGATAACAGTGATATGACTGATGAAGGTCAGGGCGAGGGTCGTTTAACACAGGTTGCGATTGAAAAAGTTATTGGTATGACTCACACAATGTTCAAGCATATTATTGCACTAAATACATACACTGAGCCATTCTTGAGTATGCGTGCAAATGATCAGCGGGAGTTGATCGAACAACTGTTAGGTATCACTCAACTATCTGATAAAGCTGAATTACTAAAAGACCTTATCAAGATAGGCAAAGAACGTATTCAAGAAGAAAATTATCGTGTTCGTGCAGTCGAAGATGCGAATGAACGATTTAATACAAGTATCAAAGATTTAGAACGTAGACAACGTCTATGGCATAAAACTAATGAACAAACTATTAAAGAACTTGAGATAGACTTGGTAACGTTGTATGAAATCGATATAGAAGTTGAACTAGAAGCACATATTGCGTTTGAAGAATATACAACAAGAAGAAATAAATTTAATTCATACACCAAAGATATTGCGAAATTAACAACAACCTTAGATCGTGAAAATAAACGACTCATTAAGGCAGTCGAAGATTTAGAAGCGTCTATGGAACATAAATGCTACGCATGTGGACAAGAGATTCATGATGAAAAACATGAACAAATTCTTGAAACAAAAACGGTAGCAGTCGCCGAGTATAAAGAACAGATAGCGATAGATGTAAATACGATTGAAACATATACCATTGAACTAAACAACATAGGTGATTTAGGTGTTCCTCCTAGATTATTTTACGAAACAGTACAAGAAGCATATGAACATCAGAACAAGTTGTCTAATACAATCGCAGCAATTGAACGTACAACAAATGATTCAGATCCTTATCAAGAACAAATTGATACACTAAAAGATACTGGTTTACAAGCAGTTGATTGGGATGAACTTAATCGTTTAACCGATATCAAAGATCATCAGGATTTTTTATTAAAACTATTAACAAACAAGGACTCGTTTATTCGGAAGCGTATTATTGAACAAAATCTACAGTTCCTTAATGTTCGTCTAGATCATTATATTACACAACTAGGATTACCACATGAAGTTAAATTTCAGAGTGACTTGTCTGTTAGCATTGTGCAATTAGGACAAGATTTAGATTTTGACAATTTATCTAGGGGTGAACGTAATCGTTTAATTCTAGGATTAAGTTGGGCATTCAGAGATGTGTACGAGAGTATGAATTCTGCAATCAACTTAATGTGCATTGATGAATTAATTGATTCTGGCATGGATAGTGTAGGTGTTGAAAGTGCATTAACCGTTTTAAAGAAAATGGAGCGTGAACGAAATAAAGATATTCTACTTATTTCGCACAGAGATGAATTAATTGGTCGTGTCAATAGTGTATTGCAAGTTACAAAAGAGAATGGATTCACTACATTTAATACAGAGATGGAAATAATTGAGACATAAACAAAAGATTGGCATTGATAAAGAACCTGTAACAACAGACAATGCAACTGACGTTAGTCAGATCGAGATCGATCTGACTGGCGATGAAACTGATACAATATGGATTTACGAATCAGATTTCAATAGTATAGAAATCATGCAAAATGTTGGTGCTGATATTCTACAAAAAATAAGAGCAGTAAGTGGAAAAAAATAATGTAACATATGAATGGACATATGAAGGTAATGTAGTAGAAAAGTTGCCGGAAGGATGCGAAGCATTTGTTTATGTAATAACAAATACAGTCAGTGGTATGTTGTATGTAGGTAAAAAACTAGCAAAGTTTAAAACTACTAAACCGCCACTGAAAGGAAAAAAGAATAAAAGACGTGGTACTAAAGAAAGTGATTGGAAAGAATATTTTGGTTCCAGTGATAGACTTAATGCAGACGTTGAAGAACTAGGCAAAGATAGTTTCACACGAGAAATTATTCATATGTGCCCAACAAGAGGCATTGCCAGTTATCTAGAAGCACGCGAACAGTTTGAACGCAGAGTACTTGAAACAGATGATTACTATAATGGAATCATCAATGTTAGAGTTGGCGGCTCAAAAGTTCTTAAAGAACACCTAAACGAAACTAAATCCTCAGGCAAATGAAATTATACTTGACAGGCACTAAAAATCATGTATACTTATTAAACGAATAAACACTTAAACAAAAAACTTAAACAAAAAACTTAAACAAAAAACTTAAACAACCCTCTAAACAAGCACTTAAACACCCCACATTGGCAACTCCCCTCAGAATCCTATAAAACTTAGATGGATGATACTGATAC